ATCTCGTGCAGTAGAACTGAGTAGTATTCATCAAGAGAATTGAAGTTGCTCTTGTATGGCATATGAATGCTGTCTTTTGACGGAGTGTAGTAGCAACTTCCCTCACCAGATTCATTGAAGTTAATTCCAAGGTTATCGATAAACGCCTGAACTTTATTGTGACGCTCCTCGTGATCAACCTCAGTGTTGGTTTCATCAAGATCTGCTAGTCCAATAATGTCAGAACCATTGATCATTGGGTAAGGCTTGAAAAAGACAAGTGGCTTCTTGAGATCTTCGCCAGTCTCTTTGTCCTTAGTGATAATGATAGGCTTCAAAAACCAAACTGTCTTCGATCCTTTTCTCCAAGAAATCTTTGCTTTCTTGAGTGCATTAGGAGTAGTCCAACGACTGTCTGAGCCAAGCATCAGAGCAATCATCATATTGCCACCAGTCAAAGGATTATTGGTGATGAAGTTATAAGGTAGACCTGAAAGTGATCCAACCCAATTAGGCTTCCAAGATTTACCGCCTGATTTACAAGCCTCCATCTCTGCGATTACTTTTTCTGTTAATTCCTTAACAACTCTTTGATCCGCTAATTTTGCCATTTTGTATTCCTTTCTCAGCAACTATAATATTAATATAGTCACCCTCGCAGAGATTGCAAGGGCAGAAAGAAAACTTTTTTATTATCGTTTGTTTTTAAAGACTTATATCTTTTTACCTGCCAGTCGAAGGCTACTTAAAAACTCACTTAACTCCTTTCGAGCCTGAAATAATGCATTGTCTGCACTCGAAAACGAATCACGCCTATTGGCTTCATTTTGCTTCCTATCAACCTCAGTTTTTAGATACTGGAGCTGAGATGCCTGAAACGCTGTCAAGTCGCTGTCGTGCATTAAATAAGCCTTTCAGCCAAGAGAGCTGCTCCTAGAGCCAGTATAGCACCACCCCAGATCGCATACTTCTTTACCTTACTTCGATCTAATGAAAATGGCTTTGAATTTTCTTCAGTAGGAAACACTGTCTCTGGGACAGGTTTTGGAGTACGCATCTCTGAGATCTTATGCTGTACAGCCTTCTGAGATCGTCCCATACACTTAGCTATCTCAACGCTGTTTAGACCTTCAGCTCTGTATTTCATCAGGAGTTGCATTTCTTTAGGTGACCATTGTTTCCTCTTTTGTTTCATTTTTTTGCCCATAATTTTTCCTCTTAAATTTTACAATAAAATTCCGAAACTTTTTTAGATGCGTCAGTCGCACCTTTGCCAACAATAACCGAATGACCTATATTTTCAAGATAACTGATCATTTGCCTCTGATCAGTCGAAAGTCTCCCTCCAGAAACTCTCTTCATTTCAATCCATAAATTCCAAGCTGGGACATATAAATCTGGCACACCTCGAACCACGCCCTCCATCTTCAGACGCTTGGCAACGCTGATCGATCTCTTTTCTCCATTCGGAATTGCGAATATCAAAACCTGTGGATACTTGGCTCGAAACCAATTGATAAACCCAACTTGCTCAGAATGCTCAGAAGGGGATATCTTCGAGGCTGAAATCAGCGTAACCGCCTTGCGTTTCCTCATGCGTTTTCTCCACTTGGGTATAATCAAATTTCGTAATCTCTTTATACTTTGGATTGTGACTGGATGGCTTGACCATCACTCTGCTTGGCTTTCTCCAGAAATGTGCCTCATCCAGAGCCTCAGTCGTTGTGTCGGCATAGGCATTGAGTAGAGACTTTCTTTCTCTGTACTTACTGGCAGCATATCCACCGTGATCTGGACAGAGCCACTCACTGACACTGAGCATTCCACAATAATACGTCACCTTGATCGAATCAGGTTTGCCTTCTTTCTTGTGCCTCGAATACAGAACGTCATCGACATCCACCCACTCAGCCACAACTTGGCTCGATAGCATGGCTCCAGAATACGAGCTCGATCCATGATTAAGAAGTGGTGCAGGAAACTCAAATCCACACTCAGGACAAATCTTAGCAGCTGCGTGGACTATCGTCTGACATTTCTCACATTGCTTGACTGGAGCCTCACCATCACCGCCACTCATTTTATCTTTTGGCTTTACCTGATCGATAAATCCATGACGCTCGACATTAGATCCGTAGTCCAGAATTAAACAATTCTCCTTGCCTTCAGCTACTCTCGTGCCTCTCCCAATACATTGAATGTACAATCCACAGCTCGCTGTCGCTCTCACCAGACAGACACAATCGACACCAGGATGATCAAATCCAGTGGTCAGAACATTGACGTTAATCAGGCACTGCAACTTGCCACTCTTGAAATCTGCAATCGTCTTCTCTCGAACAGCACTGCTATCTGATCCAGTTACGACACCTACATCGACAAAGTATTTCTCAAATTCATCAGCCAACAAGTGTGCGTGATTTACTCCAGAGCTAAATACCAACCAACTTTTTCTCTTATCTGCCAGTGTCACGATTTCCCTAACTGTCGATTCCACCAGTTCTGGATCTGAGGCAGCAGTAGCTAATTCACTCTCGATAAACTCTCCACCTCTCTTGCCAACGCCAGAAAGATCGATTTGCTTAATTCCACCTTTCGATATGACTGGTGACAGATATCCCTGATCCATCAGCATCGACACTGGAATGTCGTGAGCTATCCCATCAAAGATCGCTCCCTTGCCCTTGTGCAAGTATCCAGTGTCCAGTCGATATGGCGTGGCTGTCAATCCAACCACCTTAACGTCTGGATTGCATATCTTCAGATCGGCAATAAATCGATTGTATCTAGTCTCAGTATTCTTGGGCAGTAGGTGTGCCTCATCAATCAGAACAAGATCTGGAGCTGGAACCATATCATATGCTCGCTCCCAGACGCTCTGAATGCCAGCGAACGTGATTGGCTTGTTCAACACCTTCTGCTTCAGACCTGCACTGTAGATGCCATAATCAGCCTCTGGGTAGAGCTTTAGCAATCCACTGGCTCCTTGCTCCAGAAGTTCCTTAACGTGCGTCACAACCAGAACTCTGGTGTCAGGATAGCTCATGGCATCCTTAATCACCTGTGCCAATATCGCTGTCTTGCCTGAACCAGTTGGAGCCACAACCAGAGGATTATCACCTGCCTTGCTTGCCCAATAGTTATACAGTCCATCGACAGCTTCTCGCTGATATTCTCTTAACTCAAAAGCCATTTACGATATCCTCTAGAAATTTATTGGCATCATTCACCGCATCCTGACGATTGGCACTGTCATACATCATCACAACTTCAGCGACATCTGAATGGATCGAAGGCCAGTGGTGAGCCAAATTTTTATGGATCAGTAAGTTAATAATCACAAACGACATTTGTTTACTGGTCATTTTATCTGGGCATAGCTCGATAAATACTTCTAAAATTTCTTCTATTTTATTATCCATGTCGCATCCTTTCATCAAAAATGGCTTGGCTGTTATTCTCGTTGCGAANAATCTCTCCGCTGTCTTGNTCCTCATATTCCACAAACGTATCACCAGCNTCCGTAACTACAAAATCTTTTGGCATAATCTGAGGAATAAANAGGTGCTCNCTNCAAGTCTCAACTGGCTTGCCTTTGGCACAGCTCCAANTGCCATCTTGCTCTGGGGTCACATGNCTACACGTTCTGCANCTGACTTCTGGTATCTTACACCCATGACAGACTGCCCAGTAACTACACCACTTGCATTGCCAAAAACTAGGATCTTCACTCAGTCGATCAGGTGGCGTATCGGCAAACACAATCTTATTTGCCTTCTCAACTAATCCCTTGGCTTCCTTCTTGTCGAGCTTGATTCTCTCGCCATAGATCTCATCCGTATTTTTATTAACGCAGAAAAAGTAACATCTATCGAGTTCAGCCAGATGCATTCCAATTTGGCACTGAGCCCAATACACAGGCTTTGACTTCTGGCATCCCAAGTTCTTCATTGCCTTGAAGTTCTTCTCGCTCATTGTCTTAAATTCTAATGTGTGTGGCTTCTTGCTCTCCGCAAATCCAAGACCGACACCATCGAGTGATAGTGCAAAGTGACCTCCGCACTCTGTGAACCTGACCTGCTTGCCAGTCTCTGGATCTCTCTCCCAGACTGTCACTCCAACTGC